TCGTCCAGCGGAGCCTTGCTTACCGTATACCGCTTCAGAAGGTCGGTAAGGGGTGCAAGTGTTTCGTCTGTGGCTATTACCTGGGCGTCTGTGATGTCCCCACAACAATCGAGCAAGATGGTCCTTTGTTGCTGCCAGGGCAGGGCGGGGAACACGGTCGGGGATGTGAGGAGGCGGACAGTCGTCTCGTCCCCGAAGATTTCGGCTATGCGAGCCCTGTACTCGTTCTCCTTGGCGGGTACGCCGTCGATCCAGTAATCCGTTGTGTTGCCGGTCATTGTGCTCTGAGCAGAGCCACGCTTTTTAGTCCAGACCTCGTGATAGACCCTCTTAAGCACGGTTTCTATACCGTTGCTGACAAGAACCCCCTGGACACCGTGTTCGAGGCCGCTTTCCCGGTTTCCGGCATCGTCTAGATTCTTTATCTCGAAATCGCTCCGGCCGAGAGAATCCTTTCCAAAAAGAAGCCATGAAAAGGCGTCTGCCAGGGTAGTCTTTCCTGATGCGTTCGAGCCGAAAACATCGGTGTCCTGGCAATCGGGCTGGAATGTAAACGTCATGCCCTTGAAGTTCCTAAGTTCAAGCTGTTTCAGTCGTATTTCTTTCATGCTGTTCCCTCCCTTCTCTATCTCGTTTTCGTTTCGTTTCCCCGCCCGCAAAATTGTAGACGGTCTATGGGTCTTGCATCTGTAGATCCCGAGCCCGCAATCCTGCAATTCGGAGACAGGACGCACCTTGTGGCATACGTAGCACGGGGCTTCGGTGGGCTGGCCGGTCTTCAATCTACGCCCTCCTCGTCGGGAACATCCGCTCGCATTCAAGGCAAAAGATCGGCGTACCCCACGCCGTTGTTGTTCCGATCCGCACGTTTGCGGAATGGCACTCAGGACAGCGGATTATCGTGGCCTTGTGAACGAGAACTTTTTCGATCTCGGGTGATTTGGGGGTTATGGTTTCCATATCTCCTCCTTTTGGTGTGAGGGGCCGGGAACGTTGGCACATTACCTCCGGCCCCTCTGGGGCACACGTTGAAAAGCCGTGAAGCCGTGTTCCTCCTTTCATATTGAGTCGGCCTCCAGTATGGCCGTGGTTGCCTTCTTCTTCTCTCTCTTTGCCTTCTCCCGCGCCCGTTCTTTCTCCCTGCGTACGTCGTCCCGGCATTCCGGGCACCACTTGACCATGCCGTTGTGGTTGTTCGTTGTGAAGGGCTTTTGGCATTTGGGATTCGTACAGGTAAGCGTGATCTCCCGTCTGCGCGGTTTGCGGGCGAGTCTCGCATTGCTCTCGCGTTGCCAGGGGATAGGCTCCTCATTGAAAAGTATCGTGCCGCACCAGCACTCGAAATAATTCGCGGTATGGATAAATCCGGCCCTTTTGCCACAATGCGGACAGGGAGAGCCGGGGGCAGGGAAGCGATACCGTTCGCGGGGCTTCTCTCCGGGCAGAAGATACGTGGCTGTGCCGTCCTTGAAGTCGTTTCTAGCGTAGGCTCTATCGAGCATGGGAACCTCCTTTGGTAACATTTGATAGGTATTTTTCCATAATGATGTGCTTGTGGACTTTAGTCACTCCGATTGCCTTCCATCCTGCAACCTTGAAGCAATAACCTGGGTTTACGCTCTTTATTTTATTGGGATTAATGTAAGTATAGAGCCTGACGCATCCCCATCTGTGATAGGCCATTTTCTCCGCTTCTAGAATTAGGAAACTGGAAAGAACCTTTCCTTCATTGCGGAAGACGGAACAGTTAATTCCCTCCTGTCTATCTCCAGATATGAACTTTCTCCATACAAACAGGGCAGACTGATCGGGAGTCATGAGTACCATCTTCTCACCGGGGCCAACAAAAAGTTTGGGCTTGCGTCCGTCCTTGTAGAAATAACGGCTATAATGTCTGTCAAATAATTTACGGGCAACCCCGTTGCCGTCCTTAATCTCAATCCAGACAAGACTATCGAACACAATTTAGTCTCTCCATGTCGGCACTTGCTTCCTTAACCGTCCCGTATTTCTTTCCCGTCCACTCCTGCGATGTGCGACCGTTTATGACCGTGACTAACAACTGACCGATATTCTTTCCATCAAATGCATATGCGTAGTATTTGATCATCTTCCCTCTCCTTTCGCCGCTGTCCACATCTTCGCGTCCTGTGCGGCTACGTGATCTATCGCCGCCTCCATGCCGAGTTTGCTCGCGTAAATGAACGCGATGAACATGAGGGCTATCAGAATGAGGTTGAGGAAAAAGGATTTGAAAGTCATGCTAGCCTCCTAATAGACTTGGTAGCCCAATTCGCTCTCCGTCGCATCCATGGCCAGCGAGGCGTCTTCGATGTGCAGTTTGTCGTCAATTTCCACCACGTTGATCTCGATATCTCTGTTGTCGGAATACACTGCCTGTACTAAACCCCGATACATTACAATAGCTATTTTGGTTTTCATCCCTGCCTCCTTGGTTGATGTCATGATGAATATTAACAAACGACAAAAATGAAGTCAAGACAAAAAGTTAATTATTTTGCTTTTTCTTTTGACAAGGTCTAACTGAGCGTAAACATTGGAAAATCAAAAATAGTATAAAAACATGCTTGACTCGGTAAAAACAGATTGGTAACATGTTGTCAATGACAACTAAAGCCGAAAACCCATCAAGACAGTATCTGGCAACGCTCCACACCACGGGGCGTGAGGAATTAGTAAAACAACTACGGGCAATATCCCCTGGGGTGAGGGTGACGGGCGTTTATCTGTATCTCATTGGAGTGGGTAAGCGGAACCCGTCGAGGCGATTGAGCGTGTTGCTGGAAGAGGTTACAAAGGGGAAGGTGGCCGCAATCGACTTCAACCGCGAGATACAAGCCGAGGTAAGAAAATAAAAACATCACGCTCAAGGCGGAACGCTAAATTTTTTTGCCTCCAATCGCCTGTCATCGTTTTTGGTGACGAGGAAAATATGACGAAGGCCTACGAAATTAATCAGCAAAATGCGACTTGCACCACCTCCTCCTTTTTACCCCCGACCTCTTGTGGCGACGACGAGGGGCCGGGGGGCTTAAAACCCGTAAACAGGATTGAATATCGTCCGGCTGTCAGACTGCGCCATGAGATTTTCAATGACCACTTTCAGAATTATAAAACCTACTCCATCCCAAAAGCTCAGCTGGTAATCGCGGATATTCCCTATAACGTGGGTAAAAACGCCTACGGCTCGAACCCCGTCTGGTACATCGACGGCGATAACAAAAACGGGGAGAGCAAACTAGCCAATAGTTCGTTCTTCGATACCGATAAGGATTTCAGGATATCGGAATATCTTCATTTTTGCTCGAAGATGATCGTCAAAGAGCCGAAAGAGCCCGGAAGAGCAGGAGCAATGATTATCTTTTGTTCCTTCGAGCAGCAGTTTGAACTTATCCAAAAGGCCCGGGAACACGGGTTTAAGAATTATATCAATCTGGTGTTCGTCAAAAACTCTTCTGCTCAGGTCTTGAAGGCCAACATGCGTATATGTGGTAACTGCGAGTATGGCCTTGTCCTGTACCGTGACAAACTCCCTAAGTTTCGCAATGAAGGAAAGATGGTTTTTAATGCTTTCCCTTGGGAAAAAGACAACAAATCTCCGAAGATCCACCCGACACAAAAGCCCATCAAGATACTGCAAAGATTAATCAACATATTCACCGACCCCGGCGACGTTGTAATTGACCCGGTGGCGGGAAGTGGGGCCACGGTAATAGCTGCCTTAAAGACCGGCAGAAGTGGATATGGGTTTGAAATCAAGAAAGAATTTTATAACTCCGCCATGACATGGCTACGGAAAGAATCGGGGCAAGGGGTGTTGCCGATATGAAAATCTACCCCATCCTCGAAGAACATTTACCCCTCTGCGCCGGTTGTAGCGGTCAATGGGACAATTACGACACCGGGGCATATTGCCGGTATGGACAGGACCCGGACAGGTGTAGGGGACCGAAGGAAAGCCGAAGTGAGATCGAGGTGGGAAAAAAGGAGTGCCATGGCAATATCTAAAAAGATCAGGTTTGAGGTATTCAAACGGGACGGCTTTCAATGCGCCTATTGTGGTAAAACCCCGCCGCAAGTCACCCTGGAAGTAGATCACGTCGATCCGAAATCGAAGGGTGGTAAGGATGATATCAACAACCTAGTCACCGCCCGCTTTGACTGTAACCGGGGCAAACGGAATATTCCTCTAACAAAGATAGCCCCGAAGCTATCTGACAATCTTGAAGTGTTACAAGAACAAGAGGACCAGCTTAAGGCATATCGACAGTTTGTGGCCCGCATCGAAAAGCGGGTTAAGAAGGATATCAAAGACATCGACTCCATCTATCAGGCCGCATATCCAGGCTGGCAGTTTTCGGATCGATTCAAGAATACCAGCCTGAAGCTTTTTCTAAAACAACTCCCCAAAGATCAGATCGTGTGGTCCCTTGAGGCCGCCATAAGTAAATTCCCGACCAATAAAGACCGGGTAATCAATTATTTCTGCGGGATCTGCTGGCACAAAATACGCGGGACCGAAAGACCAGAGGATAGACAATAATGCCACGATCGCGGATGATCAAACCGGAGTTTCTTGACGACGAAAAGCTTGCTTCAATATCACGGGACGCCCGGCTTACCTTTATCGGGATGTGGATTCATTCCGACGACTACGGCGTGGTCAAAGGACATCCGTCGTGGCTAAAAAACAAGATATTTCCGTATGAGGATATACGGTCATCAGACTTTCAAAAATGGTTAACCGAACTGGAATCTCTCTTGTGCATTATCCCTTTTCAGGTAGACAGTGAAAAGTACTTTTATATTCGAACATTTACACAGCATCAAACCATCAACAGACCTTCTCAGCAACGCAATCCTGAGCCTCCAAGCAATTTACTTGAGGACTCAGTGAGCACTCACGGAGTACTCACTGACGAAACAGAAACCGAAACAGAAACCGAAACCGAAACCAAGAAGACTTCCGCACCTGACCCTCTTTTCGAGGAATTCTTTTTACAATTCTGGAACACCTACCCAGGGAGAAACGGAAAGAAACTAGGTCACGACCAGTGCCGGGAATACTGCAAGCGTTTCAAGAATGGCGAACGCGAGCAGATCCTCACGGGAGTAAAAAACTACGCAGTGTCCAAACAAGCACAGGAGGGTTTTGCAAAAGACCCTATCCGATTTCTGAAACATAAGGTATGGCACGACTGGCAGGAGCCGGAAGACGGCGGCAACGACAAATCCGGCTACCTGGATTAAGGGGGTATCATGGTCAACGAAAAATTATGGATTAAGAAGGTACAGGAATTCTGCGAACTGGCCAACACAAGCACGAAGAGCAACGGCGCCACGGCCGCCGCGATATACCGGAAAATCGAGTTTAACTTCACCGACGACGACATGATCCGTGCGGTCGATGATATGCTCGACGCAGAGGTGACCAAACTTACCTACCCCGGCATCTTGCGCTATCTCAAAAAGCACAAGGATCTCAGGATTAATTCCGAGCTGCAGCGGCAGAAGCTGAAAGAGAAGGGCGAAACCGAAGTGGCACTGACACGCCAGGAGATCCGCGAACTCGTCAACGCCGTTCTGGAAAAGAAGGTGAATTTAAGCGACGACGACTATCTCCGGGCGAATAGCACGATCTGGACGAAGGACGGCCGGCGCCTAGATGTGTGGATAGATCCCAATGATCCCAACATGGAAGTAGGAAAGGCTCTCACTCTCACCTACGACCAATGCGGCGAGAACCTTGTCCGCCGGCTGTCGATTAAACTCAGCATGGTCAATCACAAGATTCTCACGGGACGAACGGACGCAGCCCGTTCTCCCGAAGACGACTTCATTCCCGAACTGGAGGTACCCGAAAATGCTTTTCAAGGCACTCTTAACATGGATGGACGCCCAGGAGGTCACGCTTGATGAGATCACTACGAAACAATGGAAATATGCCCGGGCGATCAAAGTGGAGATCGATCTGATGGAAAAAGCGCACGCGGCCGACGATGTTCCCGGGCAAAAACACCACATGACCCGGGCGCAGGGATATTACAAGAAGGCGCAGAGCCTGATTAAACAGGAGGGCAAATAGCATGTCTTGGTTCCGCAAACGCAACCCAAAACCCGGAGAAGTAGAAATCCAGCGGTACACGCACAAATCCGACCCGGACAGGGACAAAACCGAGATCACCGTATACGGGCGGATTTCTTCCCGCAAGCTGCAGGACATCAAGGACGTGCTTTCGGGAAAGAGCACGGCACACCGGCGGCCGGGGAAGGGGAATAAAATCACGCAGGAGGGGATACTGTGAAACGAATATTGTACTGGTTTGCCTTGAACGGTGGTCTACTCGCCTTAACTCTCGTTGCCATTGTGGGCCACGAACCGTGGGCGCTGAATGTGGTGAGGTTTGCCATATGGGCCATGACGGCGCTGGTGACAATAGCGGTATTGTCCAAAGATATACGGGCCAAGGCACGGGCAAAAGGCCGAAGCGTACCGAAGTGGATATCGGTGACGTATGACTTGGCCATAATAGTCATACTGGCGGCGTCAGGTCATTTCTGGTGTGCCGGGGCGTGGCTATGGCAGATGATGTGCGAGTCGTCGATTTACGACGGGAAAAAGGAGGAAGCGCTGTGATCCAGAAATTCGTAATCCAGGGCAACCCCCGCGGACAAGGCAGACCCCGCGCTTGTAAACGCGGCAAGCACGCCGGCATTTACGAAGCCAAAGAGGACACCGTGTACAAACAAAACCTTGCGGCTCAGGTAGTGGCGCAGAGACCCCATTTTATCGGCGCAGGCATACCGGTAGAGATCGAGGCCCATTTTTACCTGACAAGACCTCAGGCCCACTTTGGCACAAAAGGCCTTAAACCCCGGTATGAGGATGCACGGCCACTCGGCAAACCGGACGTGGACAACATGATAAAGGCTATCAAGGACGCGGTGAAGGGCATCGTCTGGCACGACGACTCGCAGGTGGTCCGGGTGATCGGGGAGAAGCACTACGCTGACACGGCCCCGCATATCACGATTGAAGTAAAATCTCCGACGGTGGCCGCATAATGTCCGACCCCAAACCCCAGCCCGTCCTGACCCGTCGGCCGATCATCTGCACCCGCTGCATGCACGGCAACAGCGTCGAGATCATCACCGGCCGAGAGAAAACTCCGTTCGAATACCACTGCGGCTGCGGCAATTATGCAGTGGTAGGCATGCCGGCAAGATGGCCGTTCATGGAGGTTGTAAAGGCGAGCCCAAGTGTAAATCCCGCTAATAATATTAGCAGAAACGATCTTGTCGAAAATATTAGCGAGAAACGTGGCAGCCCCCTACAGGTCGGCGAATCCCTGACTGTAAAACCGGCGAATAATATTCCAAAAAATATTCCAAGACAGCCGCAAGCTCGTAAAACCATTGCTGATAAAACGGCTCAGGACTGTAAACAGGAGGAACCCATGGTAACAGAGAAAGATTGCAAGGAACACGGTATTACCCTTGAGCAGTATAAGGCAAATAAACGCTGGAGAACCGAACCGCTGAAAAGCGTGTCTGCACGGATTAAATGGCAGCGCAATCCAAGTCCCGAAGATGTGGGAGCAGTAAGACCAGCACCGCCTCCACCTCCTCCGAAACCGGCACCGCTGAGGGTTGAAGTAAAACAGGCCGAACCGGAGCCCGTTCCCCTTCTCCAGATCTTCCTCGACCCCGAGCTACTCGAGAAGTTGGCCAAAAGGGCAAAGGCTGAGTACCGCACACCCGAGCAACAGGCTGCGTACCTGATCGACAAAGGGACACAGGAATGATGGCCAGGGTGAAGATCATCATCGGGATACTCACGCTCCTGGCAATGCTGGCAGGGATAGGGCTGGCGCTGTCTGATACTCAGCGGATGGGTTTCTAGTGGAAAACAACGCCGCCATGTTCTGGGCGTGTATCTACACAGCTATCCTGACGGCCGGCGCGGTTATCTTGTTTCTGGTCATAGACTATGTGAAAACGCACAGGGAGTACAGGCGGGAGATGGGGAAGATGGAGGGGAAGAAGTGATATCTAAAATTGCAAAAGCTATTAATATTTTAAGTGAAATTAATGCAAAAGATTTAGACGATAGTTCGATTCAAGACCTGGCTCAATTGCAATATTGGCTATTGAAGCACCAAGGGTCAATTTTCGTTAAAACTGTTGGGAGAACGGCGGGGACCCTTAAGATGAAGGAGGGATATTGAACGGTAAACGAGCGAAGAAACTGAGGCATGCGGCAGCGGAGTTCATCAGAAACAACCCCGATCAGGTAAAGCCGGAAGGAAAGGTTCAGGTGACGGCCAGCAAGGTCGTGATGTGCAATCCCAGGGGGCCGAGATCGATATACAAGGCGGTGAAGAAATATGCCAGAAGTAGAGGAGCTAAATGATGGAGAGACATTCGGAAGAGCTCGAACAGATCAATGTGGCTACTGGTGTGCCGCGGAAATACTTAAAGATAGAGGATGTGCTCCTCGATACGGCCGTATGGATTCTAACGGCTTTTACGGTTCCCACGGCAATAATGCATGCTGATGGCCGTATAGAAACCTCTAGTCGGTGGACGTGCACAGAGGCCGAGGAGTTATATAATGAAGTGATTCAGGTCCGACACGACATTCTTTCTACATGTTCGGTGCCAAAGTGACTAGAAACGCCCGGTGTATAGGACGCAAGCCAATTATTGCCTATTTAAAACCCTTGATAGGCCTTAGCGATGACCAGAAAATGGCATGGCAGAAAATACGCAGATGGCGCATAAAATACGGCCTGCCCGTAGAATCTCAGCCAAATACCAGTCCCTACCTTGATCCGGCCACGTTCGAGGCGTGGTGGCAGGCTTATCTGGAACAAAAGAAATCTATTTCCTCAACGTGATACCCCTTTGAAGTCCATTTGATACTCATTTGATAACTGCCACATCTGACAGTTACCCCGTATTCTATTCAAGACATGACTGATAATGCAAAGGCGGCACTGGAGGCTCGCAGGCAAATTGACGAGGAGCGGCTGAAAGCCCTGAAGGGCGCGGGCGTGACCTTTCGCAAGGTGGCCAACGAGCTCGCAGCGGTCGCCTTTGCAAACATTCAGGACTTTGTGACCGTTGCTGAGGGTGGCGAGATCCAGGGCATTGCCTTTGATACGATCCCGAAGAAGAAACTCAAGGCGGTCAAGGAGATCAAGGAGTACACGCGGATCACCGAGTCCGCCGACGGCGAGAAGATCTGGAAGGATTCCCGCATCGAGTACAAGCTGTACGATAAGGTCGACGTCCTGAAATACCTCGTCAAACTTCTGGGCGAGGAACCAGCCGACAAGCACGAACTGATCAGCAACCTACCCATCGAGGTCACCGCAAACGTGAGGATCATAAAGAGTGGCGCAGGCAGCGACAAGAAAGATTGAAGTCAACATTGACCTGATCGAGGCGTTCGTTCCCCTGCTGGAGCCTCACAGGTACAAGGTCTACTACGGCGGCCGCGGAGGCGCGAAGTCGTGGGAGTACGCCGACGCCCTCATACTGCGTTCCCTCTGTGGTCAGGAGCTCATCCTCTGCACTCGTGAGTATCAGTCGTCCATTGCGGACTCCGTCTACCGCCTGCTCCTTAACAGGATCTCCGCACTGGGGCTGTCGGAGTTGTTCCGAGCGACCCTCAACAGCATCAAGTCCATTAACGGCTCTGAATTCATCTTCAAGGGCCTCCATCACAACATCATGGAGATCAAGTCCCTCGAGGGTGTGACGATCTGCTGGGTTGAAGAGGCCCAGAGTGTCAGTAACGAGTCCTGGGAAGTCCTGATCCCGACGATCCGCCGGGCGGGGTCCGAGATATGGGTCTCTTTCAACACAGGCGAAGAGGATGACCCGACATACGTACGATTCGTCAAGAACCCGCCTCCTGACTCTGTTGTCAAGAAAGTGGGCTGGCAGGATAACCCCTTCTTCCCCGAGGTTCTCAACAAGGAGCGGCTCTATCTGAAGGAGGTAGACTACGAGGCCTATCTCCACATCTGGGAGGGGTTCCCGAAGAAGATCAGCGAGGCCTGCATCTTCAAGGACAAGTACAGCGTCAGGCCATTCGAGACACCGGAGGGCGTCCGCTTCTACTACGGATCGGACTGGGGATTCTCACAGGACCCGACCGTCCTCATGCGCTGCTTCATCCGCGACAACAAGCTCTTCATCGACTACGAGGCCTATGGGATCGGCGTTGACCTCGACGACATCCCCGCTCTTTTTGACCAGGTACCCGAGGCTCGCAAGTGGATAATCAGGGCCGACAATAGCAGACCCGAGACGATCAGGCACATAAAAAAAAAGGATTCCGGATCATCCCCGCGGTCAAGAAGTGGAGCGCTGTCAACGTTGAGGACAAATCCGGAAAGATCGTCACAATGCCGTCAAAGTCAAGCATCGAGGACGGCATCACCTACCTGCGCAGGTTCGAGGAGATTGTCATCCATGAACGCTGCAAGCACATGGCCGACGAAGCAAAGTTCTATTCCTACAAGGTCGACAAGCTCACCGGAGACGTCCTTCCGATCATTGTCGATGCCTGGAATCATTGCTTTGTAGGGGGGACAATGATTGAAACAGCGAAGGGAAGCATGCCCATAGAAAAGATCAAAGTGGGGGATATGGTCCTAACAAGAAAAGGGTACAAACGAGTGATACAAACCTTTGACAACGGCATACAGCCAGTGAAAAAGTACACATTTGGCAATAATAAATCATTGACAGCTACCGATACACATAATATAATAACTCCATCAGGCAAGAAAGCCATCAAAGACATTACGAATCGCGATGAGCTCTACTTCTTGCTGAATGGAGGTCGAGAATGGAAGATAGCCAGAGCAAGAAACACGAGAAGGTCATTTTTCAAGGCGTGCCTTATCGCCGTTATCCAAACAGCAAGAGAGCGGCTGACCGGAAATACTTCAGGTGCTCCTATCGAGAGAACGGCAAAAAGACAACCAAACTGCTTCATATTGCGGTGTGGGAATTCCATAATGGTCCAGTCCCTGATGGATATCATGTCCACCACAAGGACCATGACACGGGCAATAACGACATCGGCAATCTCAAGCTTAAACAAGTGTCGTCTCATCTTTCGGAACATCCAAAAGAGTACATTGAATCCCATAAAGATAAAGTCAACAAGCATCTTCAGGGAATCAGGCCTCTCGCCTCGGAATGGCACAGAAGCGACGAGGGTAGGAAATGGCACAAGAAGCACGTCAATAAGAGCCTTGGCAAGCCCGTTTCTAAATCCTTTACGTGCTTGCAGTGTGGCAAAGAATTCATTCAGACGAGAGCTACCAGAAGACCCTCGTTCTGTTCAAATGCCTGTAAGTCTGCACACAGACGAACTGCTGGACTCGACAACGAGATCCGCATCTGTCCCGTCTGTGAGGGACCATTTACTGTTAACAAGTACACCGATACAGAATGTTGTTCCCGCTCCTGCGCTAATAAGAAAAGAGCGCGTATATAACCTCACCGTAGAAGACCAACACGAATATTTTGCCAACGGCATCCTAGTCTCGAATTGTTGGGACAGCATTCGCTACGCCCTCGAACCTCTTATCAAGGGCGGCGTAGATTGGGAGGCACTGGTACAGTGAAGTCGAGAATAACAAAACGAAGCCAGAAGTCGATCATTCAGGCAACCAACGACGGCTTCGTCAACCTTACCGCCCGCCTCGGCCTCGGCGCTGACAACCAGATCAGCCAGGGTCACTATGCGTTCGGCCCGTTCATTTCCCGCAACCGCACGGAGCTGGAAGCGGCGTACAGGTCTTCCTGGATCGTCGGCCAGGTTGTTGACACGATCAGCGAGGACATGACCCGGTCAGGAATAGACATCGAGTCGAAGCTCACTCCGGACCAGATCAAGAAGCTGTACCGGGGCCTGCTGACCTATCGCATCTGGCACCAGTTGTGCAATGCCCTCAAATGGTCCCGCCTGTATGGTGGATGCCTCGCCGTCCTCATCATCGATGGTCAGGATTTCAAAACCCCGCTGCGTATGGAGACGGTCCGCAAAGGCCAGTTTAAGGGTCTCCTGGTTCTCGATCGCTGGCTGGTGTGGCCGTCCCTGGATAACCTGATCACCGATATGGGAGTCGACCTCGGTATGCCGAAATACTACACCGTTATCGGCGACTCAGCAGCGTTGCCAAATATTAAGATCCACCACAGCCGCTGCCTCCGGTTCTATGGGATAGAGCTGCCGTACTATCAGAAGCTCGCCGAAAACCTGTGGAGCGAGTCGGTGATCGAGCGTCTTCTCGACAGGCTCGTCGCGTTCGACTCGGTGACACATGGAGCAGCCCAGCTCGTATTCAAGGCACATCTCAGGGGCATAGGCGTGAAGGGCCTGCGGGAAGCGCTCTCTATTGGCGGCAAGGCGGAAGAGGCGATCATCAAGATGTTCGACTACATCCGCCTCCTGCAGTCCAACGAAGGCCTGACGCTCCTCGATGCGGATGACCAGTTCTGGACACACCAGTACACGTTCACGGGCCTGGCCGATATGATCATCCAGGCGGGACAGCAGCTGTCGGGGGCTACCGGAATCCCACTCGTCCGCCTCTTCGGGCAATCACCTGCAGGCCTCAACAGCACCGGCGAAAGCGATCTGCGCAACTACTACGATCACGTCAACAAGCTCCAGGAGAACCAGCTCCGGGGACCGGTCGAGACGTTGCTGAACGTGTTGTCCATGTCTGAATTGGGCGCGCCGTTGCCGGACGACTTCGATTTCACATTCAACCCCCTCTGGCTGCTTGACGACAAGGAGAGGGCCGACCTGGCGAAGACGGACAGCGACTCCGTCTCTGAGCTGTATAACGACGGCATCATTACACACAAGATGTCGCTCAAGGAACTGAAGCAGGCTTCCAGGACCACGGGCCGCTTCACCAATATCACCGACGAGGACATCGAAAGGGCCGACGACGACTTTGAAAAAAAGGGCGAGTTCAGCATGATGGGCGGCGGTCTTCCAGGCCTCGAAGGCACAGACGAAACAGGCAAGAGAAAACAGGCAAGTCGTGCGCTCGATTCCATTACCAGCCCGAGACGTTCATGGAGGAAGAGTTAATGCCCCACTTCGAAAATCCATTCTCAGGCAACAACCTGGGCCGTAAGATGACGCGGGAAGAGGTCCTTAGGGCCCTGAGAATAGCCATCGCCGCCGAGTATGAAGCGGTACAGATGTACCAGCAGATAGCCGAGGCTACCACCGATGATACCGTGGCGCGCGTCATGGATTCTGTGGCGCTGGAGGAGTTGGTGCACGCCGGCGAATTTCTGGAAGTTCTGCTTCTTCTATCGCCCGACGAAGCTCAAGCATATGAGGAAGGATCGAAAGAAGTGAGAGACATGATCAAGGAGGCCGGCGGTAATGCGGAATGACGACTGGTCTCCCAGGGTCTCTATCGAACGCGAGTATCGAATCAGTATCCGCAACATCATCCGTGCCGTGCTCAACAAGATCAGCGGGGCAGCGGACCTGACGAACCCCTACGAAATAGTGACATCGATGCACGATCTTTTCAGCGAGGAGATTGTCAGGGACTACGCCCTGGCAGCCGCCCGCCGCATGATCACGGGTCTTTATGTTGGCAACAGGCGCACGTGGAGGGAAGCGGCACGCGAAGCAATGCGGGGCCGTGAGATCTACGAGATGCTCCAGTCTGAAATGACGGGCCCTGTCGGTGATCGCGTCCGCGAGCTCATCGAACAGAACGCCAACCTTATCACCAGTTTCCCTCTTGATATCGCAAAACGAGCGAACTCCTTTATCCGGGAGGAGGCAGAGAAAGGCCGGAGGGCCTCGGCGATTGCCGATGACCTCATCGAGCAATTTCCGGATATGGCGGAATCCCGGATAAACCTTATAGCGCGGACAGAGACAAGCAAGGCCTCCACTGCACTGACCCGGGCAAGAAGCGAGGAGCTGGGCACGGTAGCCTATGTCTGGAGATCCTCGAAGGATGCCCGCGTCCGTCACTCTCACAGGCGCATGGATGGCGTCATAGTACTCTGGAACGATCCACCGTCTCCCGAGGAGCTGGACCGCGAGAAGAGAAGCTACGGCCGGTATCACGCGGGGGACACGTTCAACTGCAGATGCTTCCCTGTCCCACTGCTCAGGCTTGACCGTATCCAGTGGCCTGCCCGGGTGCACGTCGATGGGAAGATTCAAAGGATGACCAGGCGCGGATTCGAGTCGCTTGCAGGAGGTGCATATGCAGCGGCGGCTTGATTGGATCGTACCCGTGGCGTTTCTCCTGCTCCCCTTTGCCATCTGTTCGCGGGGGCTGATCCACACGAGTCACTACACGGCTTTCTTCTCCCTGGGCCTCGTCTGGGTCGGGTGCCTGTGCGACAACATCATCCTCAAGGCCTTCTTCTGGTATTGCTTCGCGTGGCTGGCGTTTATCGTCAGCTTCAGCGTTATCTACCCCGGGCCCATGGCGGCGATCATTCCCCTTTCGCTCCAGTCCGCTATGATGCTCACGGCCGGCGGGATCCTCTACGTCGTCCTGACCAGGACGAGCCTCACGGACAACGCATGGTTCAACGTCCTGTGCATCGGGGCATTGCTACAGGCGGTCATCGGCATCCTTCAGGTCTTCGTCTTCGACCCCGTTGTATGGCTCATATCGCTGGTCATCCCCGCTGGCGGACAGGGTTATCAGCCCTCGGGCTTCCTCGGGAACAACAATTTCTTCGCGGCCTGGATGGCGTTCTCCTTGCCCTTCTTCCTCAGGCGCAAATGGATCTTCCTTGTCCCGGTCGTCATCTTCGCCCTGGCCATAGCCAACACGCGCATGGCGTGGATAGCGGCAAGCGCGGGGATGATCTACTATCTCTGGCCGATCCTCCCAAGCAGGAAGGCGAAAGTCGCTCTTGTGGCAGTCATCGCCGGCGCAGCGGCCGCGTATCTGGTCTGCACGGGCCGGGCGTTTTCTCACTTCGAACGATTCGATTACTGGCTGGATGCTATCAGGGTATCGATCGGCAACGGCTGGTTCACCATCATCTTCGGCAACGGCTTCGGCTCCGTCTGGCAGGTCGGGAACAGCCTGCACTCCGAGCCCGTGGAAATGTTCTTTACCCTGGGAGCGATCGGCGTCCTGATACTGGCCGCCTTCATCGTTCTCACTCTCCTCACCTGTCCCAGCAGGCGTCTGGCGGCGGTGTTCATCGTCATGGCGGTCAACACCATAGGCAATCACGCGGCGCACCTGGCGCCATCTGCGTTTTTCATCATCATAGTAATTGCCCTCATAGAGAGGGCTAAAAGACTTTGCCTTGAAGGAGGACAATTATCATGAAAAGGTTTTTGAGAAAGCGCTGTTCGTGTCTTGCACAGATACTCATGGTCTTCATGCTCATAGCGATTATGTGCATGCCCGCCGGTGCGGTCGGCCCCAACAACACCACATTCGAGATCAACAAGGGTGAGACCCAGACCCTGTTCAGCGGGGCTATCTCTGCATCCGTCACCGCGGGGAACGCGACGGAGATCCCGATCAAAGGTTACCGCGGAGGCCTTCTGCAGGTGCAGACGGTCTCGGGATCAGGAAGCTGGTCCATCGGAATCTACACCGCGGACACTGCGGGCGGCACCTACTCGACCCCGTACGTCATGGCCTACGACCTGAGCACGTACACGGCGATCCCGTCGATCACCGCGTCCTGCAACAGCGGCACGTACCTGAGCTACTACATCCCGTTCATCGGCGCCAATTATCTGAAGCTCGTACCTACCCTGACCGGCAGCGGGACCAGCACGACGTTCACTTTCACGCCGTTCAAGTAGGTGACGCCGATCATGGCCCTCAGGTACCACGTCGTCGAACAGATCAGCCCACACCTTTCGGAGACTCCGGAAGGGTTCCTGGTGTGTTCCGATGTCGCCATCACGCGGACGGGCTCGCTCCTGTACAGGTCCGACGAGGTTCCTCTTCAAGCGGATGGTTCGGGTATTGTTCAGATCGACAGGATTGCGGAGGACGTCTTCAACCCAGCGACAATAGCATCGTTCGAGGGAAAGCCGGTCACGATCAACCATCCTGACGACATGGTGACCCCGGAGACGTGGAAGGAACTTGCGGTCGGCACGGTCCAGAATGTCAGGCGCGGAGGCGACGGCAGCGAGGGACTCATGCTCGCTGACCTGCTTGTCACCGACGCCACGGCCATCAACCTCGTCAAGGCCGGCCTCAGGGAGGTCTCCTGCGGTTATGACGCTGAGTACGAGCAGACGGCCCCGGGAAAGGGACGCCAGACGAAAATCATCGGGAACCACGTGGCTCTCGTCACAAAGGGACGCGCCGGCAGCCGGTGCGCCATTATGGATTCCAACGAAAACAAGGAGGATCAGGGCATGAAAACACTGAAGGATATCGTTTCCGCATTCAAGGCAAGGTTCAAGGATGCGGACGAGGAAGAGAGAAAAGAGGCGGAAGAGGAAGTAAAGGATTGCTTCGGCAAAAAGACGAAGGACGACGAGAACGAGGAGCGTATCGAGAAGATCGAGAAGACCGTCGACTCCATCAAGACCGCGATGGACTCTTTGTCCAAGAAGTTCAAGGACGCCGAGGAAGAGACCGAAGAGGAGAAAAAGAAACGGGAGGCAGAAGAGGCCGAGGCGAAAGAAAAGGAAGCCAAGACCGGCGACGCCGCTTTCCGCGATTGCGCCTCACGTGCCGAGATTCTCGTCCCCGGCTACAAGATGCCGACCTTCGACGCGAAGGACGGCTCCAAAACCGTTGACGGTGTGAAGAGGGCAGTGCTCGTCGAGGTGTGCAAGACCGAGGACGGTAAGAAGCTCGTTGAAACCTTCACCGGTCCCGTTATGGACATGGCCTCTCTGCCTCAGTCCGTCATTGACGCGGCTTTCATAGGAGCGTCCGTCCTTATATCCCAGAGAAACAACAAGGGCATTATCAGGGACAAGATAGCAACTGGCGATTTCGGCAAGCCGGTCACCCCGGCTACGATCAATAAACGGGCCGCTGAAGTGTGGGCGAACCGGAAATAAACCAAGGAGGGACACGTTATGACAAACGCAATACTTTATCGTATGCCCGCCGGTATCCCCGGTGCGCTCAGCAAGGGGGCGGGACAGGCAACCGTCGAATCGGACATCTACGCCGCGGCCAATTACCCGACAGCATTCGGTGTGCCCGTCAAGTACGCAACAGGTAAGATCAGCAAGATCGTCGGTGCGGAAGGAGCAACGGACATCATCGGCTTTCTCGTTCGTCCGTACCCGACACAGTACACATCCAACGAGGCCCTGGGCGCGGCAACTCCGGATATTACCCAGATAGCCAACGTCCTGAAGCGCGGCTACATGACCGTGAAGATGGACTTCGGCACAGCTGTCAAGGGCGGTCAGGTCTACGTCTGCGTAGCCGTCGCCGGCGGCAATGCGATCGGCGAGATCGGAGACTCCAGCGACGCGGCTAACTGCGTGGCTGTGGCAAATTGCTTTTTCACCGGGCCTGCGGACGACAACGGCATCGTTGAGATTGCCTACAACATCTAAGGAGGGACATGAGAATGTTGACTTTTGACAGATATACCATTGATTCAACGGGCGCCTTCCTCATAGGCGAGCTGGAGCGCCTTGACCAGCAGCTGCACGAACCGCTCGTAGCGTACACCTGGTCAAGGGACATCGACCTCAGGGAAGACGTTTCCATCGCAGACGAGACCAGCTCCTTCACCAACTCCTCCTTTGCGGCAGTCGGCGGGATCAACCCTGCCGGCAAAGCGTGGATCGGCAAGGACGCGAACGCGATAGCCGGTATGCAGCTCGACATTGGCAAGACGGCCAATCCCCTGTATCTCTGGGGCATGGAGATCAGCTATACGATCCCCGAACTCCTCTCGGCCCAGAAGATCGGTAGGCCGGTCGACGAACAGAAATACAAAGGCCTCCAGCTGAAACACAACATGGACATCGACGAGATGGTCTATATCGGTGACACAGCTCTCGGCAAATACGGTCTTCTCAACTCCACGCTCGTCACATCGGGAAACGTGTTCAACGGTGCCCTGGGTTCTCCTCTCTGGACCAAAAAGACGCCTGACGAAATCCTCGAGGACGTCAACACGCTGATTGCTGCCTGTTGGGCTGCCAGCGGTTACGCTGTATGTCCCGATCAGCTCCGGCTCCCCCCGGCTCAGTTCGCCTATATCGTCTCCCAGAAGGTCTCCTCGGCCGGCAACGTTTCCATCCTCACCTTCCTCGAGGACAACTGCATCAGCCTCAAGGTCAACGGGACGAAGCTGAACATTCAGCCCCTGAAGTGGTTGACGGCCGCTGCCCGCGGAGCTGTTACGGACAGGATGATGGTCTACACCAAGGCACAGGACAGGGTCCGCTACCCGCTGGTTCCTCTCCAGAGGACGCCGCTTGAGTACCGGTCCATTTTCCACATGACCACATACTTCGGCCGCCTGGGCGTTGTCGAGTGGGTCTACCCCGAAACCGCGCAGTACGCGGACGGGATATAGAGAAAAAGAAGGGGTGATACATGGCTGAAGCTAAGATACTGGTCAAGAGACCATTCGAAATTCGGCTGGATGCAAAGGGGGAACCCTTGCGGTTCCCCTGCACCATCCTCAACGGGGAAGTTATCCCGAAAGAATACGCCGTTCAGGAAGCGCTGCTCGATCACTGGTATGTGAAGGACCTCATTAAAAGGGGCAGGGTGGAACTTGTGGGCGAGTCCTCTGAGGCAAGCCCTCCCGGCAATGTTGCGATCGAGGACATGACTAAGGCGCAGCTGACGGAAGTGATACTTGCCGCACAGCCCGACTTTGAGCCCGGCAGGATGACCAAGGCGCAGCTGATAGAGCATTTCAGGAACGTGATTGTTCCGAGCGCTACAGCTGCCGGCCCGGCAAGCCCTCCTGAATCAGGCACGCCGGAAGCGCCCCAGGAGACACAGGAGTAAATGGACGCGACCGTATTCAGATCCCACTTCCCGGAGTTCGCCAGCGAGACGACATACCCGCCCGCCGTGGTCACCTTCTGGTCCGGGATAGCTGAAAAGCTCGTCATTGAGGCACGGTGGGATGACCTGTACGACCACGGTGTTGAGCTGGCAACGGCCCACTATCTCGCCCTTGCGGCGGCTGACCAGAAGCAGGCAGCGGCCGGCGGCATACCGGGGAATGCGACACAGGGGGCGATCACGTCAGAATCGGTCGGAGGTGTCTCGGTATCGTTCGACACAGGAAGCGCCATGGACCAGGGGGCGGGTCACTGGAACGCGACCACATACGGCAGGCAGTTCATCCGCCTGGCGCGCATGATCGGGATGGGAGGATACCAGCTGTGATAAAGGGTACCGTCGGGCTCAAGACGAAGGACAACATGAAGGCACTGGCCGCAATCATCAATGACCTGCTCAAGATGGACGTCCTGGTCGGCATCCCCGAAGAGAAGTCCCCGCGCAAGGGCTCCGGCGAGATCAGCAACGCGCAGCTCATGTTTATCCATACGAACGGATCCCCCGTCAGGAACATCCCGAAGCGGCCGGTGATAGAACCCGCCATTGAGGCGGAGGACAACAAGTCCGCCATTGCCGATGAACTGGAAGCAGCCGCAAAACTTGCCCTCGCCGGTGATCGCGAGGGTGCCATAAAGCACCTGAAGCTCGCCGGTCAGACGGGAGCCAGCGCGGCCCGCGAATGGTTCGATGATCCCCGCAATAACTGGCCGCCCAACGCAGTGTCAACGGTAAGGGCAAAGCTGGCCAAAAAGTTCACGGGCAAGAAGCTCGACGAGGCGATGGACGCCTACCTCGCGGGAGCGGGAGAAATGAATCAGGTCCTTGTGGACACCGCCCAGATGAGAAAGGCGATTACGTATGTCGTAGGTGAAAAGAAGTGATAGACGTGTCCTCCATAGTGATGAGCCCGATGCTGGCCGAAGCCTTCTCCATATACCGGACTACAGGCGGGTTCGACGAGGGCGGCTGGGTAAAGACTCCCGTGGGGGCACTGCTCACCGCTGAGATAGACGAGGACAACAAGGGGTCGGGTTACAGCGCGAATGACGTTCTGACTATCGTGCAGACCGGGGCTGCAGGTGCCACGGTCAAGGTCCTGACAGTCGATGAGGACGGCGCTGTAGAAAGCATTGAAATAATAACGGCGGGGTCCGGCTACCAGGCCAACGCCTCCCTTTCGACCTCGGCCACCCCTTCCGGGGGCACGGGGGCTAAGGTCGGTATCACCGTGACCCCTGCCAACCCTCAGGTCATTGCCACGTCCGGGGTGGTCACCGTCCTGAACGAAAAGGAGCTTGATATCGTTCCCGAGGGCGACAGGATAAAAGGGGCAATGGCGTTTTACAGTACGACGACCATGTACCTGACGAGCTCCGCCGGCGCCAACGTGTCAGACCAGATCCTCTGGAACGGGGACCTTTATAAACTGGTGAACATCTCCCCCTGGAACTCATTCGGTTTCAACAGGGGTGTAGGCGTAAGGATGGATGGTGATTGATGCCGACTGATATCTTCCTGACTCAGGACGCGGCCAACAAGGTCTTTCAGAACCTTACGATCTCCCTTCTGGGCCTGACTATTCCCACGGTTACGGACAAGAGCTCATACTCGAAGGTGCGCGTCTCCTATCCTCCCGAGGGACAGCCCGCATGGAAGGTCACTGACAATATCGCCTTCGTGAGCGTGTTCGAGCGTGACGGTGAATATAACAAGCCCAGAAACGTGATCATGGACGATCTGGACGAGGACAACGCGAACCAGGAGACAACCTACACACGCATCCTGGAGGCCTCATGGATCTTTTACGGGCCTTTGTCCTTCGACAACGCCCGAAAGGTCAAGGACGGCATCTTCTACGAACTGAACAGGGAAGTTCTTGCGGCGAGCAACCTGTATCTTGTCCCGTCGACACCGAACCCGGTCAGGATCCCCGAGATCTACCAGGGTCAATGGTGGGAGCGCGTCGACCTGAGAATGACATTCAACGAGCGGGTAGTCGTCAACCTGACCGTGCCGTATCTGAAGAGCTCCGAGATCACAGTTGTCCGCGAGGATGGAGACGATACCGTCATTGATGTGACGGAAGAACTATACGATGCAATGACATAAGAGGAGGTATAAACGATGTCCACACGCAGCCTTGACAGTATTGTTGATATTGCCGTAGAGATCAGCCCGCTCGCGGCCCCGCGGCAGACGTTCGACCAGCTGCTCATTCAGGGATCCACTGTCCTTGATACAGATCCTATAACCGAGACCGAACGCGTTCGCGTCTACGAGAGTCTGGCTGAGATGCTCGAGGACGGTTTCGCGATCGATGACCCCGAGTACCTTGCGGCACAGCTGTATTTTTCTCAGAGTCCTCAGCCCGACAGGGTATGGATCGGCATGAGAAACGCCAGCGCGTCCGGCCTCGACACCCTCGATGTGACGGCCGCCGCGAAAGGCACAGGGTACGCCCTGGGCGATATCCTCACTGTGGTCCAGGCTGGTGCAAGCGGAGGCACGCTCGGGGTTACCGAGATCGGTACTGGCGGTACGGTCGAAGAAGTAGAGATCGTCACCCGCGGCACCGGTTATAGTGCTGCCAACGGTCTTGCCACGACGGTCGCGCCCGCGGGCGGCACCGGATGCACGATCGACGTTTCTGCTGTCGCAGCGGAGACAGTCCTGGAAGCCCTCACGAAGGCGCGGGCGGCCAGCAACAACTGGTACACGTGCATGGATTGCGACGCCGTCACGGCCGACCATAAGCTGGTGGCTGCATGGATAGAGGCCGCAACCCCGCCCTCGATATACGGTTTCACAACCGAGGACGCCGACACGATCACATCGGCGGACACCGACATCTTCACCTGGCTCCAAGCTCGCCTGTACAGCCGGACCATCGGGCAGTATTCGACGGATTCCCCGTATGCGATCGCGGCCATCATGGGCTATGCCATGGGCGCCAATACCCAGCTGGCCAACAGCGCCTACACCCTGAAGTTCAAGAACGAGATCGGCGTCGCGGTAGAGGAACTCTCCTCGACCCAGATTACGAACCTTGAGGGCAAGAACGGCAACGTGTATCTCAACTACGCCGATTACTACAACATCTTCGAACAGGGAGTCATGTCGAACGGGTCCTTCTTCGACGAGAAGATCAACCTCGACATGCTTGTCAACAAGATCCAGCTGAACGTGATGGATCTCCTGTACGAGGTACCGAAAGTCCCCCAGACGGAGGCGGGCGTAACGCAGCTGATCAACGCGGTCGCCTCGGCATGCGAGGAAATGCTGACCATCGGTTTCATAGGCCCGGGTACCTGGACGGGCAGGACCATTCTCAACCTGAAGGAAGACGACACGCTGCCGAAGGGGTACCTCGTCCAGGCCGCGAAGATAGCCGACCAGTCCCAGGCGGACAGGGAGGCCCGCAAAGCCCCGTCCATGTACGTGGCGATCAAAGAGGCCGGTGCTGTCCATAGCGTCCTCATCGGCGTGTACGTGAACAGATAAGGAGGATAGGAGCAGATGAATACAACATACAGTTTTCTTGATCTGTCCGGAGCGATCGCATCACCCATAGGCGCCTATGTCTTCACGGGCGAGGGAGTGGGCGAAGGAGGCATAAGCGTCGCCATGGCCATGGACAGGACCGCTCACGATGTCGGGGCCGACGGGTCGGTCATGGTTTCCAAGATGGCCGGGAACAACGGCACGATCACCATCAGCGTGCAGCAGACATCGGACCTGCACAAGTGGCTTCTCAACTGGTATAACGCGCTTACTCTCGGAGACACGAGCCTGTGGGCCGCTACGGCGATGACGCTTCGGAACACGACCGACGGGACGAGCCACATCATCACCGGCATATCTCCCGGGAAGAAACCCGATCTTCCCTATCAGAGGCAGGGTCAGAACATATCCTGGTCACTCATGGCGGCAGATATACAGAGCATAGCGGCATAGATCGCGACAAGGGGTGAAACATGCAGCAGAAGCGTGAAACGCACAAGATAGTGGAATTGTCAGGGCGCAGGTTCAAGATCGGCAGATTCGACGCCCTGACCGGTTCCTATTTCGCTACGAAGCTGGTATCGAGGCTGAGCAGTATCGCCATGGGAATCATGGGGGGGACGATAACGGACGCCTCCTATGTCGCCATGGCGGTGGCCTCCGAGATCGGCGCCATGAGCAAGATGGAATTCCTGGAACTGGAGACTGACGCCCTGAGCGTGGTTTCCGAGATAACGAACGTCGGGGGCGTGGCCGAGGCCGATATACCGGTCAGGACGAAGACGGGGGCCTGGGGAGTGGCCGGTCTCGAGGATGACATGATAACCGTCATGGCTCTCGTATGCCACGCGGCGATATTCAACCTGTCCCCTTTTTTCGAAGGGAACGCATTGAATGCGGTGAAGGAGAGCTTCAAGGATTTACACCTGTTCGATGCGAAAATCTAGACGAGTTCGCCTATGCCCCGTGCATGGCGGGCAATTGGAAACAGTGCGAAGTATGGGACGGAACCTATGACATTGTGGACCTTCTTGACTGGTACGAAATGCAAACCGTCAAAAGCGAGAACCAGAGACGCTATGAGGCGCACCTGAAATGGCTGAACTCGACACGCTGAAATCATATCTCGTCTCCCTGGGCTTTGCGGTGGACGTCGCCTCCTACCGCAAGATGAACCGCCTGCTGGACCAGCAGAAGAAGATGGTCATGAACAGCACGGGCGTGATGTCGAACTCCTATGTACAGGCGGGCAAGGCCATCGCTGCGGTGCTGATAGGGGTCGGTGCGGCTACCGTGACACTGATGGACAAGGTGGCAAAGGCGGATCTCGGTTACGACCTCTTCGGCATGAAGATGTACATGACGGCCGACGCGGCAAAGAAGGTGAAGATCGCGGTCGACGCCCTGGGCTACTCCATGGACGAGATAGCCTGGAACCCCGAGCTGAAGAAGCGGTTTGACCAGTTGATCGAGCTTCAGGGTGGCCTTCAGAACAAGCTGGGTCCGGATTACAAGAAGACGATGCGGGAGATCCGGGACATCCGCTTCGAGTTCACGAAGATGAAGGTCGAAGGCGAGTACATGATGCAGGTGTTCGTGTACGAGCTTTTCAAGAAGCTGGGGATCTCGGCGAAGGACGTCCACCAGGCGTTGAAGAAATTCAACGATTGGTTGATAGCGAACATGGTGCCGGCGATGCAAAAGCTGGCCGACCTGCTGGTTAATATCTGGGACATCATACAGATGATGGGTCCATCAGTGTCGGGCCTGGCCAAGGACATGAATAAGCTGTTGTCGTCGTTCAACGTCGGCAGCGATCAGGCCGAGTTTCTGGATTGGCTGGGATCAGTGGCCTACGTACTTTCCGGGTTGGTGAATGCATTTATCTTTGTCGTCCGGGGAATCATGCTCATGGCCAGGGCAATGGGAGCCGCCAGCAGCGGTAACTTGAAAGACATCCCGGAACTCTGGAAAGAGGCCGAAGAAGCATGGAAAACGTATAACGATTCAGTGAATCTGGGCAAACGCGGAGACAAAAAGATGCAGGACGCGGCGGACAGGGCCGCGGGAATTCGCAGGCCGCGGTCTGGCCGTGGAGCAAGCGGCTCCTGGGATTCGGGCGCAAGCGGAAGTTGGGGCCCCGATGCGGGGACCAGAGTTTCCCCCGGTGTCTCACGGTTCAAGGATTATCTCTCGCAGTTCTTTCCCGGGCAGGAAAATGTGGCCGCGGCGATCATGAAGGCGGAGTCGTCGGGCAACCCAAACGCGGTGAACAGGAACAGGAACGGCACGGCCGACAGGGGACTCTTCCAGATCAATGACATCAATATCCCTGCCCTGAAAAAGGCCGGCATTATCTCCGGTCCTGAAGATCTCTTCGACCCGGCAAAGAACTTTCAGGCGGCCAGGTTCCTCTATGATCGCAAGGGCTGGCAGCCATGGGATTCATCCAGGAAGAACTGGGAAGGCGCACTGACATCGAACACCACGAATAACGTGACGGTGAACGTCACGCAGACGGAAGCATCGGCTGAGGATATCGCCCGGGCTGTTCAGCGCAAGCAGGAGGACCTTGATCAGAGGCGCAGAGCGCGTGAGATCAGAGAATTTGCGGGGGTGATGGGCTAATGGCATTATCTCTTCCCGTCGTTGACAACCTTCTTTCGTTCTCGAAGATCCGGTCGTTAATCGAGGGTCAGGCATCGATGCCGAAAGGGGGGAACAAACCGTGGAGGCCTCCGCAATGGAACGGCCCTGACACGGTCTACGTCAAGACCTATATATCCGAGGGAGTGAAGACGGAACCCGCGAATTACGCGCCTCCTCCGGGAGACGGAGGATTTAAGTACACCGACACGTCGACCGACTCGGGCAGGCGCGTCGTTACTCCGAAAAACACTTCCGAGAAGAATTACTTCTTCGATGCATACCTCAAGATCGATCATCAACGGAGGCTGACCGTGACGGAGCACCCCGTCCAGACAGGCGCTAATATCTCTGATCATGCCTACCTGATGCCGGCCGTCGTTGTGATGGAGATAGGCATGTCCGATGCCATGGACGCCTATGAGTCCGGCCAGTTCCAGGGTGACACTTCCAAGTCCGTGTCTGCCTACAAGACCCTGGAGAGACTGCACGAAGCGCGGATACCGCTGACCGTCGTAACGAGGCTCGGAAAGTATGAAAACATGATCATAGAGGACATTCACGCGCCTGATGAGGCCAAGACCCAGTACGGTCTGAAAGTCACGGTCACGTTCAAGCAGATCATAATGGCCACGAACCCCGCCACGAAGAAGAATGCGGCCGCATCCGACAGCGACAGGGCACAGACGGCAGTGCCGGTGACAGACAAGGCGGCCGTGCAGCCCCAGTCAATATTGAAGCAGGTGCCGGCGGCGAGCGCAGTGGAAAACACAGCTGACTCAGTCTGGTCGTCAATCACTGGCACGGTCGGCTCTGCTGTCAATACCGTGACCGGATACGTGAACGCCGTCCCGGCCGCGGTGAAAGAGTATATGGGATATCTCTATCCCTACGGACTGCCGAGCGACCTGCAGACCATGACCTACGGTTACGTTAAATCAAAGGGGTATCTGCCATGAGCATGCAGACGATCCCTCTTGACAACAGCCCCAACCAGGCCTTCCAGTGCACAGTGAACGTGGACGGAGCGAACATCACCCTTTATTTCAATATCCGTTACAACGAAACGGCGAAATACTGGCAGATGACGGTTTCTGACCCAGCGACAAAGGAGATCTTGCTTGATTCCGTCCCGCTAATCTGCGGAGACTTCCCGGCCGGTAACCTGCTCGAACAGCATGCGCATCTCGCCATAGGAAGCGCTTTCCTCCTTAACGCGACGAACGTGGCCATGGACCATCCCGACGACACGAACCCGGGTACCGATTTCATCCTCGTCTGGGGGGACACGATATGACCGCTCAGAAATACCCTTGGTACCTGAGGAAATACAAGGTGACGATCCTCAACGAACAGGGGGACAAGGCGCTTGAAGTGACCAGCAGCGAGTACGAACCGAAGGCGCTGCGCGTTGAGTTCAGGATTGAGAGACCCGGGTACCGGGATATCTATTACGGAGACATCAAGATTTACAACCTTTCCCCTGAGTTCGAGAACGCCATCCTCGAGGAAGGGTACACGGTCATTGCCGAGGCCGGTTACAAGGATGGCGCTTATGGAATCATATTCAGGGGCAACGTCTTTCAGGTCCTCTGGGACAGGCAGGATGTTGTAAATACGGTACTCACACTGAATTGTATTGACGGTCTCCTGATATCCGCCAACAACTTTATTTCCATGACGATCGAGCAGAGATCCTACCAGCGTGACATCATCCGGCAGATGGCGGCCGCATCTCGCCAGGCGATCAGCATAGGTCACATCGACGATCAGGTTGAGGCAAAGCAACTGCCCCGGGGAAAGGTCTATTTCGGTGAGCCTAAAACATACCTGCAAGAGTACGCACAGGACAACAAGTGTCAGTATTTCGTTTCCAACGGCGAGGCACAGATCTCCAAAATAGATTCCTCTCTGACATATCTTTCGGAGGACGAGGCCTTCGTCATTAATGCTGGCAACGGTCTCGTAGGCACACCACAACAGACACATGACGCTGTGATATTCAGGTGCCTGCTCAATCCTAATCTTACGATCAAGAATCCCCCCATGCTCGTAAAGCTCGATCAGACCCTTATCAGGCAGGAGAAGATACGTAGGGGCGTTCTTCAGACTCGCCTGGACGAGGACGGTCTATACAGGGTTGCGGGTGTTACCCATACCGGAGACACCCGGGGAAATGAATGGTACACCGATGTCGTCGCGGTCGGTTTCATGGGAAAGCTCGCTGCCACACTTGATAATTTCAACCAAACGGTGAACGGGAAGGGATGACATGACCAGAAGAAGACAGTCTTTACCTGAACTCCTGGGAGCAAGCACGGGTGCAATCCGTTCCGCCGTGGATGCCATGACCTCCAGAATGCGCGTAGCGGTACCCGGAATTATCCAGTCATTTAACGCCACGGCTCAGACCGTCACTGTTCAGGTGGCGATCAGGGAACGCGTCAATCTCAACGGTAACCTCACGTGGGAGACGATTCCGCTGCTTGTGGACGTGCCGATCTTCATGCCGCGGGCCGGAGGTTTTACGCTGACCATGCCCGTAACGGCTGGTGATGAGTGCCTCGTTGTTTTCGGGGACAACTGCATGGACGCCTGGTGGCAGTCGGGAGGTGTACAGAATCAGGTGGAGAAGCGGCGCCATGACCTGTCCGATGGCTTCGCGATCGTCGGGATCTGGTCACAGCCCCGGGTGCTGCCGGATTACAAGACGGATGCCGCGCAGCTTCGCAACGACGCCGGCGATCTGTACGTCGAGATTGACGGGCAGGGAAAGGCCCGGGTGCAGGCCACAGATATCGAGTTCCACGCAACTCATTCCATGTCGTGGGATGTCGACGGGTACGGCAAGAGGATAACAAGCCTCGGAGCCCCGAACTACGAGATTCGCACCTGGCAAAACGGCGCCATCATCACCAGCATAGCTGACGATATCGATCCTCCGGAGGGGCCCTGATGCCGATGCACTATCGATGCCTCGATGAGAACTGGGATTACCGCTTTGGCCGTCAGCGCAACGATTACCTCACGAACATCGAGGCCGTAGCCCAGGCCATCAAGAGCCGCCTGAAACTCCTCAGGGGAGAATGGTGGGAAGATCCGACGGACGGCCTGCCTCTCTGGCAGGAGATACTGGGCATGCGGACACCGAAGGGGGTCATTGACAGGATCATCCAGGAAAGGATCCTCGGGACTATGAACGTCAGGGAAATAGCTTATATGTCGTCGAGCTTCGACCCCGATACCCGGGCGTATACGTTTTATTGCGTTGTGGACACCGTCTTCGGCCAGACGGCTATAACAAACCAGGAGGTAATTTAATGGGATTTTTGGCGTCTAGCTCTTTTATAATGAAGCTCACAAAATCCTTTTGCATAATATTTTCGCGTGCACCCATCAATGCAGCATCGGTTTTCGGATTTTGGCCGAACAGCCATGCGATACGAGGCTGCGCAAGAGCTACCACATGTTTTCTGAGGACCATATTTATAAGTCAAGAACGATTTCCCGCACACGAGGCAACGTCGTTCTTCTTTGTGTTCAAAATAATAAGCCAAAGAAGATTCGTTCAGTTTCTTTCTGTTTTGCTTAGTCCATTCAGCTTTATATTGAACAGCGTGTTTGCCCGTGCATTGTTTGCAAAGCGTGGTTCTCTTACAAATTCGCTTAAAAATAATGCCGCACTCTCGGCACGTCACCGCTTCTCGAGATGCTTCTGCCCGATGAAGCGCAGCATGCTCCTGTTTTGTTATCAATTGCAGATTGTCAAGGGTGTTATTTCGTTTATTGCGATCTTTATGATGCAATTCGTGTCCATAAGGAACTTCTCCCCCGTGAGCCTTCCAAAGATCATGGTGCAACAGTGTGTAAGGACGATTCGTAAGCTTGAAATATCCGTCCTTGAAATTGTAGTAGGTCTTTCCGTTGAAACTGGCATATTCGGTAATTCTGCCCATCTGGTTTGTAGCAAAATAATATTTTATGCCCATGTCATATTCTCCTCATATGTGAAGTGTAACCAATTACATATGAAAACTCAAGGAGAAAGCTATGTATACTAGACCTTATATCGATTCCAGCGGCCTGCACGTACCCGTTTACGCCGACATTCTCGCGGCCATCATCACTGACGTCGAAGGTCTCTACGGCTCCGACATTTACCTCGAGAACGACTCGGCGGACTATCAGCTTCTGTCCATCTTCGCGCTGAAAATCCATGACGCCATGCAGGCGATCCAGTTGGCCTACAACAGCCGGTCTCCTGTGTCTGCCGTCGGCGCCGCCTTTGATTCCATCGTCAAACTCAACGGGATCCGCAGGAAGACTCCATCCTTTTCCACATGCCAGGTCACTCTGACGGGTACCTCCGGCGCCGTCATCACCAACGGCATCGTGCAGGATCTCAGCGGGTACAGGTGGAAACTACCGGCTACCGTTACCATAGGCCCCGCAACGACGGTCACCGTCACGGCCACCTGCGAGACGATCGGAGCGATCAACGCGGCGATAGGCGACATCTCACAGATTGTCACCCCTACCTCCGGCTGGACCAGCGTCACCAACGCAGTCGAAGCCGTGGCGGGTCAACCCGTTGAGACAGATGCGGAACTGAGGTCACGCCAGGCGATCAGCACGGAGCTGCCGTCTCATTCCATGTTCACGGGGACCGTAGCGGCCGTTGCCAACGTTTCCGGGGTGACGAGATACAAGGGATATGAGAACAACACCAACCTGGAGGATGACAACGGTATTCCCGGGCATACCATTTCCATGGTCGTCGAGGGCGGAGAAGATGACGACGTCGCCTACGCCATATACGCGAACAAGAGCGGCGGCTGCGGGACATACGGGACCACCGTCACGGCGGTCCTTGATCCTTATTACGGGCTTACGATCGACATCAACTTCTACAGGCCGACGTACGTCGACATCTATTTGTCCCTGACCATCACGCCGCTCACAGGATACACCAGCGCCATTGCCGACGACATCAAGGAAGCCCTGGCCGAGTATCTCGACACTTTGGAGATCGGCGAGGACCTCACGCTCTCCGCGCTCTATGCGGTCGCCATGGGGGTTACGGACATCCAGAAGCCTGCGTTCTCGATCACGGCCCTCACCGCCGGTCAGCAGGGCCTTGACTCGATCAGCGTGACAACGGGCGGGACTGGGTATACCACGGATACGGATGTTCCGGTCACGGGAGGAAGTGGCACCGGTGCAACGGTAGACATCACGGCCGCCGCTGGTGTCATCACCGGAGCGGTCGTGAACAATCCGGGAAGCGGGTACGAGGCCGATGACGTCCTGACCGTCGTGCAGAGTGTCGGCGCTAACGGAACCATAACGGTGGATTCCGTCACGTCGCAGGGGACGTCGGACATAACGATCGCGTTCAACGAGACTACGCGCGGCGATGCGGACAACATAACGATCACGGATACGTAAATGGGAAAGCTCTTACAGGACAATCTCGACGGAATTCTCCTCGAAAACGAGATAGATTATCTTCTCGCCAACGAGTATGACTCCGATCTGCCAAGCAACCCCGTCACCTATTATTTGGGCCTGTTCACGTCCGAGTATCAGAACAGCACGAAACTGAAGGCATTCGCTCAGGTGTTCCTGGATAAGCTGCAGGACATCACGAACGTGGTCGATGCCCTGTTCTATTACTTCGACCTCGACGAGGCCACGGGAGACCAGCTGGATATCGTCGGCCAGCTCCTCGGACAGAGCCGGTACGTGAATTTCGAACCGACCGACGGCTCAAGCCCGAAACTCGATGACGAGACGTACAGGGTTCTGCTGAAGTGCAAGGTGCTGAACAACCACTGGGACGGCAAGATCAACAGCCTTCAGGGTGCGTGGAAGCTGATATTTCCGTCGGGAAACATTGTCGTGCAGGACAACCAGGACATGACCATGAGCGTCATCGTTTACGGTGAATTCACGTCGAAGATTATGGATCTGATCCAGAACGGTTACGTGGTCCCGAGGCC